AGTTCACGCAGTCGACCGGATCCTACACGACCGACGCCGCCAGCACCACGGCGATCTCGGTGACCACCACCGAGATCTACCACATCGTGAAGATGAACAAGCTCTCGTTCATCCAGACGCCCGTCGATGTGGTCATGGCCTGCCTCCCCGTGATCGGCCGCGCCATCGGAAACAAGATGTTCGCGATGCAGAATGCACTGGTTCTTGCCGCGACCTACCCCAACGTGCAGGCTGCTGTCACCGCCGCGAACTTCGACGCCGACGATGTGGTCGACTTCGCAACGGGGCTCTCCACCGCCAAGGCCAGCAAGCTCGGTCGCTACGCCGTCATGGGCCCCGCCTACTACGGCGCATTGGCCAAGGACGCCGCGATCCAGTCCGCCTACGCCTTCGGCGATGACGGCGTGATCAAGCGCAACGTCATCCCCAGCGTGCATGGATTCGCACTCAACGAGGTTTCCGACGTTGCCGCTTCCGGCGACGTGCCCGCGCTGGAAGGCTGGTTCGCCGCTCCCGAGGCGTTCGCCGTGGCGTTCCGCCCCTCCTTCGAGTCGGCGGAAGTCCCGAGCTACGCGCAGATGGGGACCTACACCGAGCCGACCACCGGCATCACCATGACCACGAAGATCTGGGATGGCATGGACGGTAACTACTATATCGGCGGGTTCGTCGGGTTCGGCGTCTCGGCTGGACAGGCTGCCGCGCTGACCATCCTCAAGTCGGCCTAATCCTCACCGGGCGCGGTCAATCACTGGCCGCGCCCAACCCCTTTTTTCCGGAGACGAACCATGATCGAGAAACTGGCCGTTCTGGCCATCGACAAGGCGGACGGCTCGCTCGAACTCGTCGCTGGCGAGAAGGGCGAAATCTACCAGAAGACCCGCCAAATGATCCGCGATCTGAACGCCAAGCCCGGCCACGGCGTTCTGCGCCTTCGCGCATTCTACCAGGGTGGTCTGCTCAAGGGCTACAAGTTCAAATCGGAAATCATCGCGGCCTCCGCACCCGTGGTGCAGGAGTCCGATGAATCCGAGTCCGACCCGGACGCCAAGGAAATCCGCGCCAAGCTCAAGTCTCTCGGCGTGAGCGTCCCGCCCCGCATCTCGCTGGAGAAGCTGCTCGACCTCGCCATCGCCAACGGCGTCGAGGTCTGACCGTGGCGTCTGCTGGTCTCCAGTTCAAAGCTGTCGGGGCATCCCTCGACACGCTGGCAAAGCGATGCAAGGAGTTGCCCAAGGGCAGCGTCCAGGCGTTCGCCTATGCCAATGCTGGAGTCTTGCAGGTCGCGGGGAAGATCGTCGTAGACAAGTACATCGTTACCGGAACGCACGCCGAGCAGTCCAAGCGCAGCGGAAGGTTGGTCTACACAGCGCCTCCTGGAGCAACCCACGGGCCGCTGTCCACGATCAAGTTGTCAAAATACGGCGAACGCTTTGGGCGCAACGCAAAAGGCCAATGGGGGCCACTCAAGCCCGAAGACGTGGCGACTGTCATCCACAAGGAGAGACCCATCTTCGTCAAGGGAAAGTTTGTTTCCCGCTCGACGGCGATGGAGCAATTCGCTGATGATGTCGGAGGCTCGACAATTTCCGACGTCGCTGGTCGCGTGATCGCCTCTGGGTACAACCCGCAGGACCACGGGTCAAACCTCCGCGCCGAAATCGACAAGGACGGTCGCGGAATCCTGACCATTTCGGGCGGATACCGTGCCGCCGAAGTCGGATCCAAGGGCCGATCCAACGGCGTAAAAGGCTGGTGGCGTGGCCTCCGCACCGCATCGACCCGCTGGGGTACGCTCATCAAAAAGCGGTACCCCGAACTCCTGGCACTGGGGGCTCGGTAATGGCCACGGTCGCGGGTACTCTCCTGGCCGCCATCGGCACCAAGCTCGGCACGACGCTCGGCAATACCTACGTCGTGCGCTACGGAGCCCCCGACGATTCCGGAGTCTACACCGAGAACGCCAACGTCTGCACGGTGCGCTACACCTACGAGGACTCCGCGATCCAGGGGAACCAGATCGGATCTCCCGAGGTGGTAACGCCCCGGATCATGGTGTCCGTACGCCGTCCGTTCACGGGTGACTCGACCGCTCTGTCCGTGCACCAGTCTCTCCTTGACCTCGCGTCCGATGTGCGCCTGGCCGTGGCTGATCTGGTCATGGATCACTGCACCGGAACGACGCTCATCACCGGCATAGGCGCCCTGTGGACCCTCGGGTCCAGCACCACGCCCGCGACCAACGACATTGGTTCTGGCGCATCGTCGGAATCTGTCACAATCGAATTCCAGTTCCGCACCACTCGCAACTACGGGGAGCGATAAATGCCCATCGTCCAGCAATTCCAGCAGCTTGGCTACAAGGCCGAGGCGGTCGAACTCACGGCGGAAACGCTCACGTCGGCCAACTACGACACCGTGTGGAACGAGTGTGTGGTGGACTCCGATGCCGCGATCAACGAACGCCGCCCCCGCCGTGCGACCATGGCCCCCATCGCCCCCATCGGCGGCGCCTACACCGGCACGCTGAGCGGCACCTTCGAGCCTCGCCCCTCCGGCACCGACAACACCGCACCAGACTGGTACGACCTGCTCAAGGCGTCCGGCGCGTCCGTGACTGGCGACGTTGCCACCTGGGGCGCCGATGTCACGACCTCCGGAGTCCTCGGCACCTCCTGCACCGTCAAGCACCGCAACGGCCAGGAGGAAAAAGTGCTGGCTGGGATGCGCTGCTCTCTCCGCTTCTACGCCGAAAAGGGGGGCCTGTGGCTCTGCGATGTCGACGGGCGCGGGCGCTACTCGCAATCTGCCCAGACATCCTACATCGCCGGGGCCCACCCCAGCGCAGGCGCAGGCCAGCCGTTCCTTGGATTGGCCCATACCATCGGCGCATTTTCGGGGTCCATCGCCGCCGCTGAGCTGGCCATCGAAAACACCGTGACGCCCGAAGAGAACGGCGCCCACGCTTCCGGCTTCGGCGGCAACTACATCACAACGCAAAAGCTCATGTACCGCCCTACCGTGGCCGTGGATGCGACCGATTGGCGTGCGGGATACCTTGCAGGCACGACCTACGCGATCTCGTTCCCGATGTCCGCAGGCACCGCCGGCAACGTCCAAACCTGGACCGGCACCGCCTGCCTGGTCGAAGACCCCGGCCCGGTGGAATATCGCGACGGGCTCGGGTACCGCCCGCTGGTTTTCGAGTTCATCCAGACCGCAGGCACCGCCGCGCTCACCCTCACGCAGTCGTAAGGAGATCGCCATGGGAATCTTCCTGGCTCCCGAAGCCACCTTCCAGATCGACATCTCCGAGTCCAAGGACGAGGCAGGCCGCACCGTCTACGATGTGGTCGATGGCGGGCCCTTCGTCCTGCGCACCATGACGGGGCGCGAGTGCGCCAGGTTGGAACAGTCCGGCGGGAAAGCGGATGCGTGCTACGACATCCTCCCATCGCTGGTGGTGTCCGGCATCGACCGCAAGCAGATCGACCGCCTCGATCCCGTGGTGTGCATGATCCTGGTTCGCGAGAGCCATCGGCGCTCCCATCTGACCGAGGCCGACCGGGGAAACTGATTGTCGCGTTCCGGCTTTTGACGGGGCAATACGCTTGCACCTGTCAGCCGGGGCGACACACCGACGATCCGACGGCGCGGCGGCGGTGGGGATGCGACGAGGCAGCGCCCAACCCGGTATTCTCGGACCCCATCACCGGAGATTTCCATGCCTCAAAGAGCTACGACACCCACCGATGCCCAGGCGGACAAGTCGGCCCAGAGTGGGAGCCCGTGGTGCAAGCCTGGTCCGTGTTCGCTGGCCGCGATTCGTTCGGCCCGCTTCCGGTCGCTGGTGGGTGGCTTGACCAAACTCAATGGTTCGCCGATGTGCACGCCGTACTCTCTGGGGAACTTGCACGATACCGCGAGGCCCAGGATAAGAAGCGCGAACGGGAAAGGCGGGTAGGCCGTGGCAGATGAAAAGATCCGGTACGTCCTCGATGTAGACGACAAGGGCACGCCCAAGATCGTCAAGTTCGGCGTGGCTTCCGAGAAGTCGGGCAAGCAAGCCGAGAAGGCGTTTTCTGGCGCCTCCAAGAGCGTCCAGGAGTTCGGCCAGGAAATCCCCGTAGTCAGTCGCGCCATGTCCGCCATGACCTCGCCAGCGGCAGCAGCAGGGGCCGCGCTGGCCGCTGTCGGCGTCGGCATGGGCGTAGCGGTCAAGAAGTCCATCGATTTTGCCGACAACATCAACGACCTATCCCTTCGTCTCGGCGTTTCGACCGAGCGCCTTTCCGTCCTGTCCCTGTACGCCGAGCAGAGCGGTACCGACATCGAATCCGTGGCATCGGCCATGGGCAAGCTCGGAGCCAAACTGTCCGACGGCGACAAGGCCCTGTCGAAATACAAGATCACTGCGACCAGCGTTGACGGGGCCCTGTACCAGATCGCCGACCGGATCAAGGCGACTGAAGACCCCATGTTGCGCCTCAAGATCGCGACGGATGCTTTCGGGAAGTCGGGACAGCAGATGCTTCCAATGCTTGTCGAGGGTGGCGACGCGCTCCGGGCCATGGCGGATTCGGCGCCGATCGTCTCGACGGAATTCGCCAGGGCATCCGACCAGCTCAACGACACATTCGCCGAGATCAAGGGCGGCATCGTCTCGCTGGGATTGGAGGTGGCTTCAAGCCTGATCCCATACCTCCAGAAGGCTGCGGACCTCACCAAGGGCGTTGTTTCCGCGATCCGCAAGAGCGGCGGGGACGATGGCCGCGCCCGCAACGCGCTGGACGCATCTGAGAAGAAATTGGCGTGGCTCGAAAAGAACGGCGGAACGGATCGCGAGATCGCAGCCGCACGCGAGAACGTGGTGTCGTGGTCGCAGATCCTCCAGGGCCAGAGAACCGGCGCAAGCGCAGGCCCGGGAGGCATGGGCGGGTACCGTGGCGAGGACATCGTTACGGGCGGGAATGGCGTCATCGGGGCCGGAGCCACGACCAAGGCGGCGACCGCAAGGACGTTTTCCGAGTCTTACCAGTTCGGATCTGCCCGCGCCGACTACATGGGCTCCCTCGGGCTCAACCCGTATGCAGGCGGGGCGATGTCATCCATGAGTGTCGACGGGTCGCGGAACTATGCGGGCGGGGAGTCTGTGGAGCTCGGCGACGAGTACTACGCAGGGCTACCGCTCTCCGACAAGGCAACGGCAAACGTACTTGCCAAGGAGAAGGAGGCGGAAAAGGTCGAGGCCGAAACTCTACAGAAGCGCCTCGACGGACAGCAGGCCCAATACAAGGCGTTCGCCGACTCCGTGCGCGGAGATCTTCAAAGCGGATTCGGTACGGCTTTCCAGGACATCTGGCGCAACGGACGCGATGTGTTCTCGTCCCTCTACGATTCGTTCTCGGAGCAGTTCACGAACCGCGCCATCAGTTCGCTTGCCACCGTGTTTTCCAATCTCATCATCCCAGGCGGTGGCGGAGGCGGGATCCTTGGCCTGCTCGGGTTCGCCTCGGGCGGCAATCCCCCCTCTGGCGTCCCGTCCGTCGTTGGAGAGCGCCGCGCGGAAATGCTCATCCCCCAGGGTCCGAGCCGGGTGGCCCCGACCAGCGGCGGCGGAATGGTGGTAAACATCACCGTATCCAACCCGGCCGAGGCACGCAGCACCGTGCGACAACTCCAGAAGGGCGGGCGCACCCGTAGCCGAGGGATCCGGTAATGGGTACATCGACAATCCTTGGAGACACATACCAAACAGTGATCATGCCAGACGGAAACGAATGGCTGGCCGAAAACTACAGGGCGATTGGTCTGGTTGGTCGTGGGGCGTGGGGGGGAGACGGCACGTCAAACGATGGTGATGGGCGCTATTTCTACAGAGGCGCCGCCAATGACGAGGTTGCGGCGCTACCGGACGGATGGCGCCTGCCAACGCTCGCAGAGTGGCGTGCGCTCCAAACGGCTCTTGGTGGTGCATCCGTTGCAGGCGGGCCAATCAAGACTGCGGGCACGACCTATTGGAATTCTCCGAACACGGGGGCAACAAATAGCACCGGCTTTTCTTTGCGTGGAGCCGGGTACTATCAAGTTCTTGGGGATTCATGGACCGGGAAAAAGAACTCGGGATTCTATTGGGCATCGGATCTAGAGTCGGATGGCTTGGGAAACTTTTTTTGCTTTGCCTACTGCACCAGCACGTCGGAGGCTTTGCTCATTGGTGCAACTGCTGCACCGGACCTGTTCCGCTTCCCGATGCGGCTCATGCGCACATACACGCCGCCACCCATCAACGCCGAGGCCCACGAAACGACGCACGCCCTGGCGTTGGAGTGGACAGAGGCAGCAGACGGAACGCCAGTGGCCTACGACGACGGCTCGGCCTACGACTACATCGAGAGCACGATCACCGCCCGCATGACGCCCGACGAATTGACCGCGCTGGAGACGGCCTGGCAGTCCTCGACCAAGCTCTACACGATCTACTCGACGGGCTATCTGTTGGGACCGCTGATCGACATGAGCGCAGGCGTCGAGGTCCGTCTGATGTCCTACCAGGTGGACCAGTCCGCCGACTCCGCCATGACCCTGTACGATGTGACCATTGGCGTGCACTACGGCCCGCTCTCCGCACCGTCTGCGGGCTCCCTGGCGGTCGTGCAGACACGAGGCAGGCCGTACCACTCGGTAGCCCCTGGAGCGGCTTCCTGGATCACCGAGGGAGGCACCAGTGACGTCAACGCCTACGGTCGTGCATCGGAGCGGTCGTGCACATGGTACACCCACTCCCTGACCACCGCGCAGGCGGCGGATGTGGTCAACGCGCTGCGGACTCTCAGAGGCTCCAGCACCACATGGACAGCTGGCGGAGTTGCTACCCCCTGGGGTCCTGGCGAGTCCGGCACCGCAACCGTCTGGATTCCCGAGTGGAGCGTGCACCGGGAGAGTAATTTGTTATGGGGGGTGCAAATGGAGCTGGTCCGCAATGGCTGATTTCGGGGTCCGCATCACGTTGTCGGCATCGTCCCCGGTGCCGACGTACAACGCCGCTCCGTGGGTGTCTGGTGTCCTCAAGATGACCGCAGGCGCCCCCGTATCCGGCTGGACCTCTGGCCAGTTGATCGATGTATCTCCAGTTGGTGAGCGCGTGGACATTGCCCAGGGCGGCAACTACGCCGAGGTCTCGGATTTCGACTGCACCGTGTCGGCAGGTTGGTGGCTTGCGTTCCAGGTGTCGGGCGCGTCTCTCTCCGGTGCGCTTGTCGAGGGTGGCGCGCTCTCGGGCTCGACCTTCGCGCCTCGCTGGTCCAGCGTCGTTCCGGACAATACCTGGCACGGCGCGGAGCTTCGGATCACCGCCGAATCGCTCATCACGAAGCGGCATCGGCAAATCCCCCCGCGCATCGTGACGGCGCAGGAATTCCCAGGGCTCCCCTCTGGTAGCGAGGGCGCCGTGGTCCCCATCGTCTACGGGGCCGTCGATGGCATGACGCCGCCGACGATCCTGTCGGATGTGGACTACCTGCCTGCGCAGTACACGCGATTCAGCGGCGTCAACGTGGCCCGCCCGTCGACGTTCGTCCCCGTGTACTCTGGCGTCCCCGCTGTCGCGCTGTCGACTGCCGTTTTTTGTTTTGGCGTCACCGAGGCGGGAGGATCCGTACCTGCTGGCGTTGCGACCGCGATCTACGACGCGCAGAACGCAGGGCAATCGGTATTCCTGGAGGTCACCGACGGCACGGGCTCGGGGCAGTCGAGACGCCTTGTCGGGTACGCCACGGCCAGCGGAGACGTGGAGCCTGGCAACGGGTTCCGTGTGGGGTGGCTGTCGTTTGACATCGCGTCCCCGTGGGATACGCTCATCGACACCTTATACAACAATCTTGGCCTTACGGATTCTCCCTTACGGCTGAGTTCAATGAAACGACTGCCCAATATGTTGCAGGATATGTCACAAAAAAACTTACTTCACCTAACGATGAACGGTTGGGAAATCGAAACCCTGAGTTTGCTAGAATGTCCAACCGCCCTGGCCTTGGTGCAGCAGCTATGGCAGTCATTTCACTACAGTTACATTCCGATGCGGGACTAAACGAGCTTTTAAAAACCGGTGATGTGCCTTTCCAATTAAAGCTCGGAAAAAAATCTATTCCTCTTGGGAGGTATCTTCGTGAAAAGCTCCGCGATGAAATGGGCGTTCCGCAAGTCTGGCGTGATCGCGCAAAACAAAAATTCACGTGGGAAAAGACGTTCGAGCTGTCGTCTATGCTTCAAGATCAGCTCACTGATACGAAAGTACCGGTTACGGTTAAATCGGTAATTATCAATCTCAACCTTGGGGCTATGGCTAATGTTGAGGCGCGCTCCAAACTCATAAGGAAAAAACCCCTATGAAACGTTCGAAATTCTCTCTCTCTAATTACAAGCTCGTTACCTGTGATATGGGCGAGCTCGTCCCTTGTGGTCTTACGGAGGTTCTGCCCGGTGATTCGATCCAGCAATCAACTTCCTGCCTCACTCGTGTTTCACCGCTTCTCGCACCCGTCATGCATCCTGTCCATATTCGCATGCATCATTGGTTCGTCCCTCATCGTCTCGTTTGGGAGGATTGGGAAAAATTCATCACTGGTGGTCCGGACGGTATGGATGCCTCTGTGTTCCCTACTATCACTTTCGGTGGCGGTACCGGTGCCGCTGTTGGGTCTCTCGCTGACTATTTGGGCGTCCCTCCCCTCGTCAATAACATCGAGGTCTCTGCTCTCCCGTTCCGTGGTTACGCTCTCATCTTCAATGAATGGTATCGAGATCAGGACTTGGTCACCGCCCTTACTATCGACAAAACCTCAGGTGCTGATACGACCACTTCGACCGTTTTAAAAAACGTCGCTTGGGAAAAGGACTACTTCACTTCTTCTCGTCCGTGGACCCAAAAAGGTCCCGAGGTCACTATTCCGTTGCAGGGTAATGCGCCGGTTACCGGTATTGGCAAAGTCAATCAAACCTGGGCGACCGGTCCTGATAACGTTTATGAAACTGGCGGCAGCGGTACTACTGCTTATGCTAAGTTTTCGCCGGTCTCTGATGCGTCTGCGAATGAGCGCTTTCGCGTTGAGGAAGACCCTAGCAACGCGGGTTATCCTGGTATTTATGCCGATCTGTCTGGCGTCTCTGCTGCTAACATTAATGAACTTCGTCTCGCTTTCGCTCTCCAACGTTACGAGGAAGCTCGAGCTCGTTGGGGCTCTCGCTATGTCGAATATCTTCGTTATCTTGGTGTTCGTTCTTCCGACGCTCGTCTCCAACGCCCCGAATATCTCGGGGGCGGTAAACAGACTTTGCAGTGGTCTGAGGTTCTTCAAACTGGCGTTACTACGGATGGTGATGATGAGGAAGGCGTCGGTAATCTTAAGGGGCACGGCATCGGTGCCATGCGGTCAAACCGATATAGAAGATTTTTCGAAGAACATGGCTATGTGTTCTCGTTTCTGTCGGTCTTGCCCAAAACTATCTATGTGCAAGGTATATCGCGTACTTGGAATCGACGGACTAAGGAGGATTTTTGGCAACGTGAGCTACAACACATCGGACAGCAAGAGGTCTTAAATAAAGAGCTGTATGCTGCTCACACCACGCCGGATGGCGTGTTCGGTTACCAAGACCGTTACGACGAGTATCGTCGGTTGGAATCGTCGGTCTCTGGTGAATTTCGGACTACCGATCTTGATTTCTGGCATATGGCCAGAATCTTTTCGTCCGATCCTACTCTCAACTCGTCCTTCGTGACTTCAAATCCGACTAAGCGTATAAACGCGGTTCAAACGAATGACGTTCTCTGGTGCATGGTGCGCCACTCGATCCAGGCTCGTCGCATGGTCGCTTCTTCTGGTACTTCGTTCATTTTCTGAGGTCTCAAATGAAACATTACGATGATCAAGAGCTTCGGGCTGATCGGCTCGATGACAATGGGCACGAGGTGCCCGATCCTACTCCGCTTCGGATTCCTGGTGGCTTCAAGCGTCCTGAGACTCTGCAGGAACAAGTCGCTCGCCTGGTGCGCGGCTCGATCTCCCGGGAGGCCGAGGCCGCCGGCTACGAAACTTTCGAGGAATCGGAAGATTTCGACGTCGATGACGAGTTCGATCCTCGTACGCCTTTTGAAACTATTTTCGATCCCGTTCTTGGTGAGGTAACCCCTCACGATCTCCAAAAATTCGAGGGTGAATACCGTCGGAAATATATGGCTCTCCAACAATCGGCCTTCGAGGCCGAGGATAAGGCTTCTGAAATCGCCGCTAAAATGCGGGCTCTCGGTGAGGCCGCTAAACGGAACTTCCGGCCTAATGACCCGCCGCGCCGCGGTGAGGCGCGCCAGGAGCCGGGCCCAGGCCCGGCCCCTGAAGACAAATAGGCCCCTCCAGCGGCCAAATTCCAGCCTTAGGGGCCCCTTTTTGGGGCCCCTTCCCTTTTATGCACAGTACACTTATACTTGATGTGTACTGTGCTAGGTGACAGAGGGGGCCTCGTTGGCAAGGAAGCGTAGGCGTAGCCGTCAAACTGTAATTCATTCACGTTCGATGCAGCGCGATCTCTCTACTATCGCTAACCGCCGGCGGTTGCTGCGTCCTATTCAATATCCTTCTAGAGCTTCCGTTTTACCCTCTGTCGAGGACCGTCGGCATTATCATCCCGATGGTCCTTTTCGCTCGGCGCGTACACGGAGTGGCGTCCGTGCGTCTCTTTCTTCTTCTGCTTCTGGACTTGATCGCCGCGCGAAGTCGCGGGCTTTTGAGAAGCTCACTTCTGTTATCAAGTTTCAAGCTCCACGCGATGTTGTGGTGTGTGTTCGCCGTAGATCTCGGCGTGAGGTTCTATTCGCTAAAAAGCGAACCGGTCGTGGTTCGCGCTCTCCTAAGATTCGTAATTGGTATTCTGAAATTTCTTGCAGGAGGTAGCTATGTGGGAAGCTGTTGCAGCTGAAGTTGGTGGTCGTGTTATTGGTTCTCTTCTCGACAACGATGCTGCTGGTGATCGCAATGATGCGTCGTTGGCCTGGGCTCGCGAGAACGCTGCCATGCAACGTGAGTTCGCTCAAAATGGTATTCGCTGGCGCGTAGAGGACGCGCAGAAAGCAGGTATCCATCCTCTCTATGCTCTCGGTGCTCAGACTCATAGTTTTGCGCCTACTTCCTTCCAGCCTGAGGGTCCTGATTATTCTATGGGTCGTGCTATGTCCGATTCTGGTCAAGATATCTCGCGTGCAATGCAAGCTGCAGCTACTAAAGATGATCGTGCGATGTCCATGATGGATCGGTTAGCTCTAGAGCGTGCTGAATTGGAAAATGATTTGCTCCGATCGCAGATAGCTACTCAAAACGCTCAATTGGGCCCGCCACTTCCTGCTTTGGCTAAACCGGGACCATCTTCAATAAATTCTCATCTTCCGCCTGAGGCTATTGTTACTAAGCCTTCGGAAATTCCTGCTTCAATGCCGGGTGATGATTCGATCCAGGCGGGTGTGTACCCCGATCTACGCTGGTCTATGGGGGCCGATGGTATTCTTACGCCGATGCCTGCTAAGGAGCATGTTGATGATCCCGATCTTTCTTCTCCTGATTATATGGAGTGGTGGATTCGTAATCGTCTGCTTCCTACTCTTTCTGATAATCCTCGTATGCCGCCTCGTTCGATGCTGCCTAAAGGCGCTACACATTGGAAAATGATTTCGGGAGGCCGTTGGGCTCCCGGCTATGACACTCACATCAGACAAATTGAAGGGAGGTGATTTAAATGCGTCGTCGCTCGTTCTCTCGTGGTCGCTCTCGCGGTTATTCTCGCGGTCGTGGTCGCGGTCGTGTGCGGTCGCGCCGGGTGAAATCCCGTCGCGTTCGTCCTTCGCGTATCGGTATCCGCTTCTGATGCTGTGTCGCAATCCATACACGGGAGGCCCTGTTCCGGTGGGCTGCGGTCAGTGTCTCCCGTGTCGTATTAATCGGCGCCGTCTGTGGATGTGGCGTCAATATCTCGAAAGTCTCTGTCATGAAACGAACTGCTTCGTGACCCTGACCTATAACGATGAATGTCTCCCGAAAGGTGGTGATCTGTGCCATCGAGACGTCCAGCTATTCCTGAAATCTTTCCGTCGAAAAATCGCTCCTGTCCGGGTCCGATATTTCATGTGTGGCGAGTACGGCCCGGACACTCTGAGACCCCATTACCATCTGTCCCTATTCGGGGTGGGTGTGGAATGTTCTGCCCTCGTAAACGACCTATGGGCAAAAGGGTTCACGTATACTACCGAGTTCACCCAACAGACGGCGCAATACATTGCTGGATATGTTGTCAAGAAACTGGTCGATCGCAACGACCCGCGGATGAGTGGGAAGGTTCCCGAATATGCGCGGATGTCCAATCGTCCTGGCATCGGTGGCTTAGCGACTACAATCATCGTGCAACAACTCAACTCAATACACGGCACGACCTTGTTTTGAGCCGAGATAGGGAGAGATACGATTGCGCGCCCACCACTCGAACATTAGCGGCGCGCCGAATTCATCTTCTACACCGAGGTCTTTAGGCGGCATTGCCACGACACCGTCACCGACATCAGCCCATTGAACAGAAGGTTTTGCAACACCAGCCGTTTGAGCAGGTTTACCCGGCATTGAGGACGAGATTTCAGGGGGAAGAATATCCCACGATCCTAGACCAGAGCCGAAGGGATCAGCACCGGGCATTGGTGGACCGAGTTGATTTGTTTTCTTAGCCAAGTCAGCGGCGAGAATTTGATTTTCTAATTCGCCGCGAGTGAGTTGTAGCTCTTGAAGACGTTGAGTAACGCGATCATTGCGCGTCATAGCAGCTTCTGCAGCACGAGATAGGTCTTGGCCTAACGCACGCCAGCCACCACCATCACGAGGACCGGGATCATGCGCCCGTACCGGATCATACGAGCCAGAGGACGGAGAAGCACCAACGACAGAGGAAGGGCTGAAAGAAGCACCACCAGCGCCGACAGCGAATAGAGGATGGATACCAGCCGCCCGCGCGTCTTCAACTTTCCATCGGATACCGGATTTTGCGAACTCTCGTTGAAGCGCTTCATTGGCGGCATTTGTCTCTCTCTGAAAGGCGAGGTTTTGATTAAAGTAGTCACGCTGATCTGCACGATTTACGGCCCATTGCTCACGCGAAGTATTATTGGCCTCTTGAGCTTGCATTGCATTGAAGTTTCGAGCGTCCTCAGCAGCCTCAGCTTGTTGGTTCATACCGAATAAATTTGTAGCAGCACCTAGGACAGAACCGATTATCGACCCGAACATGAGATTGCACTCCAACGGTTGCGACGGGGTTTCCGCATGCCAGAGCCGCCGCCAGTTTTAGCGAATATTACCTCTCGACGAGTTTTGCGGCGGATACAGATAGCGACATGGCGGGGAGCTTTGAATGCGAGACGATCAAAGGGAAAGGCTCTGGCCTTAGGGGCCAGAGCCTTTTTAGTTGGCTTTGCCAAAGTCAAGCGAGCTTGATGGCGACGACTGGACCGGG